TGATTGAAAAGATAGACGCTTTATATATTAGATTGTTTGCTGGTGACGAAGACCTTAAAGACGAACATGATACAAGAATGGCTTTTACTCCTGAAGCAATAGCTAAAAAACTTAAATAATGGTTAAAGATACTGGTGGACAATTAATAGATGTACAAGGCTTACAATGCTACACTCCTAAGAAAGGTTTTTTATATAATCCTTTTACTAAGAAAGAAGTATATGCTGGTATTGAAAAAAGGTCTACCCAAAATAGATATTGCTATTGGCAAATAGATAAAAGATTTGAACAGTTCCCAAAATGGGAACAAGAGGAGTTAGAGAAAAGAAAAAGAGACCCTCAATATATCCACCCAGAACTTGAAGAGTTTAAAGAGTATTGCTGGATTAGAAGGCTTAGTGGCCATTGGTTTAGAAATAATAATGAAGATGTATATATTACAGGTATCCATTGGTTTTACCTTTCTTGTTATCATTTAGATATAGGGTTACCACGATACAGAGATGTAGATAGAAAGTTTTTTTACGCATGGGATTACGCTGTAGAAGATAATACATGCTTTGGATTAACCGAAGTAACAAAGCGTCGTAGTGGTAAAACCTACAGGGCTGGTTGTATTGCATTAGAAGCCGCTTCTAGGTCAGAAAACTTCTTAGCAGGCATTCAGTCCAAAACAGATGATGATGCCAAGCAAGTGTTTAGAAAGGCCATTGTTAACCCATATAGAAAGTTAGTGTCTTTCTTTAAACCCGTAAGTGATTTGCCTAATACAGGTAAAGTGCCAGCAACAGGATTGAAGTTTAATAGTGGTAAAATTAATATTGAAGAAGACGAGTTAATGTCTGGCGTTGATTTTAAGTCATCTGTAGAAGGTGCTTATGATGGTCAGAAACTTGGTATATACATTGGCGATGAGGTTGGTAAAACAACTATGGTTAATGTTAATAGACGTTGGGACGTTGTTAGATTCTGTTTAATGGACGACCAAGGTAGAATTATAGGGAAAGCGCTCCATACTACAACCGTAGAGGATATGGAAAGCGGAGGTGCTGAGTTTTTTGATTTATGGAAAGGTTCTAATCAATATGAAAAGGTAGGTAAAAGAACGCGTACAGGTATGTATAGGTTTTTTACCCCTGCAGATGAAACAAGGTATATAGATGAATACGGGGTTGCCAATAAAGATTTAGCACGCCAAGAAATATTAGATGAGCGTTTATCATTAAGAGACGACCCAAGGGCTTTGTCTTCTGCTAAAAGAAAAGAACCGTTAGATGAAAAGGAAGCATTTCAAATTGACTCATCGCTTTGTAAGTTTAACCCTATTAAGTTAAATGACAGGTTAGATATACTTAAATGGACAAACCCTAAGTTGGTTAGAGGTAACTTTGCTTGGGAGAATGGGGTTAAAGACAGTAAAGTTATATTTTTAGAAAACCCAAATGGGAAGTTTTTAGTTAAACACTTACTTCAAGACCATGAGTCAAACTTGGTAAAGAAAACATTCCAAGGTTGGATGCCAATGAATAATAGTAACTTTACGGCAGGCTGTGACCCTTATGACCACAAAGAAGTATCTGATGGTCATAGGTCAAGAATGTCAAATGGTGCATTTTGTATTATTAAAAAGTACAACCCATTAAGTCCAACTCCATACGATAAAGGGCCTATATTGCTTTATGTAAATAGACCTGATAATCCTGAGGAGTTTTATGAGGACTGTTTAATGGCATTGGTGTATTATGGTATCCATGGGTTAATAGAGAACCAGAAACCTGGTATCTTAAGACATTTTGAAGCAAGAGATTATAAGCATTTTGCATATACTATTCCAGGCAAAACAGAGCCAGGTATAGCGGCCACTACAATGAATAATAACTACATTGCTGAAATAACTGACCAATTCATACAAGATAATATTGACACCGTTGAATATGAACAACTTATAGAAGATTGGCTTCAGTTTGACCCAAGTAATACAACTAAGTTTGATGCCGCGATGGCTTTTGGGTATGCTTTGATTATGATGGTTAATATTCAGTATGCTGTAGGAGAAAGAAAACAAGATGCTAAGATTGAAGATTATTTACCATTTATGAGGGGAAAACAAAATAAAACATTTAAATTTGGGAAGCTCAGGTTTTAGTAATGAGCGTATTATAAAGATAATTTAAAAGCCGAGAGGGCAGTAAATATGGATTCACCGCAAGTAATGTCATCAATGGGAGTAGCATTTCCTGATGAAAATGTAGACCCAAAAAAGAAAAGAGAAAAGCCTTGGTTGCTTCAATATGCGCGTGCTGCGTTCTCTGCATATGGAGATACCCCGTTTGGTAGTATAGGATGGAGAAGTCGAGATAAGTACGAATGGGTTAAAACTTATGCTCAAGGTCGTCAAGCTACCGATAGATATAAAAAGATATTAACTCCTGACCAAGACCCTACTAATAATACATTGGTAGTAGACTGGTCGGTACTTCCTATTATACCGAAGTTTAGACGTATAGCTTTGAGTATGTTGGAGAAACAAAACTACGATATACAAATAGACCCTATTGATTCATTTGCTGCATCTGAAATAGATGATAAGTTAAAGAAAATTAAGGTTAAAATTGCAATGAGAGAAGCTATGACTTCTATGGGCATGGATGATTTAACTGAATCTCCTATTGTTTCTCAAGAAGCTGGAGAGCCAGACGACTTAGATGGCATGCAAGTATTAGAGTTAGGAATTCGCCATAATGCAGCTATGGAAGCTGAGCAAGTGGTTGAATTAACATTTTCTCAAAATGACTACCCTTCGTTAAGAAGACAAACATTACAAGATTTATTTGATTACGGATTTGCTTCATATAAAGACTATAGAGATGGCGACCTTGTTGGTGTTAGAAGAGTTGACCCAAGAAGGATGCTCATGAACTATTGCACTTACCCTGACTTTAGAGATTTGCGTTATGTAGGAGAGATTGTAGAGACACCTGTTGCTCAATTAACTACTATGAGTAACGGAGAGCTTAGTGAGGAAGATATTAAGTTCTTGTATATGTATGCTAACTCAAACCAATGGAGACAAGCTACTCCATTAGGAAATGCATACTATGGTAGCTATTCTGACTTTTGGAATAAAGGAAAGGTTCAAGTATTAGACTTAGAAATATACTCAACTGATGAATTAGTTAGAGAAGAAAGAGTTGACAAAAGAGGTAATGTTATATTTGGCAAAGCTTCATTTGAAGATTACAATAACAAAAAAGATAAATACAAAAGAAAACAAATCCAAGGTGGATACAGAATTAAATGGGTTGTAGGTACTGACTTATGTTTTGACTATGGTCGTATGTACGATATGAAAAGAGACCCATTAAATATAGCTAGAATTAAATCAAGCTATCATTTAGCTGCATCTGATTTTTATGATATGAAAACCTTCAGTCGTATGGAAGCTATTATTCCATATGCTGATTCAATACAATTAGCATACGCAAGATTACAACACGAACTAAATACAGCTGTTCCTCATGGTTTCATGATTGACTTGTCTGCGTTAGAGGAAATCAGTTTAACTGGTGGAGGTGAGAAAATGACTCCGTATGACATTCTTGATTTGTACTTCCAAAGAGGGGTATTGGTTACTCGTTCAGTAAATATGAACAACCAACAAATGAGAATGAAAGCTGTAGAAGAATTAGCGGGTGGGGTAGGTAATTCAATTCAAGAGTATTGGACATTAATCAATCAAAACATTGACCTTATTAGACAAACTTTAGGGTTAAATGAATTGACTGATGGTTCTACTCCTAACCCTAAATTCTTGACAACTGTAGCTAACTTAGCTGCATCAGGAACTAACAATGCTATGGGTGATATATTTGCAGCTGACCGTCAATTAGCGGAAAGCCTTGCAGAAGCTGTTATCATTCGCGTTCAAGATATTATTAAAGCAGGAGAAGGCCAAGACTTTGAAAAGTCATTAGGTAAAGGAACGGTTGAGTTTTTAAAAGTATCTCCTGAGATTTCTAAATATACTTTTGGTATATCTATTGTTGAAAAACCAACAGCAGAAGAAAAAGTTAAATTAGATGAGTTGATGAAAGTTGCATTGCAATCTGGTCAAGTAAATATTGACGATG